TAACCCTGAAGTAATCAGCGGAGACTTGATTAACCGAGCCGCTGGTGAAGACCTTTGGTCTAAGATGGTTGACGAGAATGTTTATCAGTACCCTGCCTCATGGTTGCAAGAGAACAGACCTGACGTGTTGAACAAGCTCATGGGCGAAGACAGAGTGGCGCTTAACAAGTGGCTTGACAGCAAACTTGAAAAGTACATCCGTAACGACATGGGCACACCGGACGACCCAATCCGACTTGCGCACGAAGAAGGCTATTCACACATACCAGGAAACGCCGCAGAAGAACTCGGCGCGTGGTTGCCTGATGATACCATCAAGATGCGTCGTGAAGCCGGTTATCCGGAAGAAGGTTTCGCCGTTAAGAAGCACGCCGACGCAGGTTATCCTGAGAACATGGAAGCTAACACGCGTAAAGCTGAGTTGTGGGAGACCATCGCAGACATGGAGATTACTTCTAAGCCAGCGGGAGTTTACCAAGAAAAACTACACGTCGCGAAAAACTTCCCCAGCATCGTTGGTGAAGACAAAGCGACGATTAACCTGATGGCAGAAAACCCGTGGCTTGGGAAGCTCGACCGCAGGACGCCAATTTACAAGATTGACAGACCCATGGATCTCAATGAGAACCTCGGCTTCGGTCATATGGCTGACGAGATTCAAAACATGCTTGACCCCGAGTCAGGCTTGCCCGCCGCGTTACGCTTGACACCTCAGCAGCTTGACAAGGTGTCAATGAAGCAGATGGTGGAGAAAGTTGACGCAGTCAACAAGTGGCGTTCAGAGGAAGCAGCTAAGGCAGAGCTGGGCGACATGATGGGTAACCTGACTGCTACGCCGAAAATGCAAATTCCTGACACGCAGCTTTCGTTCGTCAAAGAACCAGGAATGACGTGGATTGACATTCCCGCGACTGTTGACAAGTCGGCTATGAAGCTCTGCACGACGATCGGTAAGCAAGCCGGTTGGTGTACGCAGGGTGAAGGACTCGCTAAGCGTTACGGCTCAGGCGACAACCGACTCACGACGTTGATTGACGCTGAAGGTCGCCCACATGCTCAGGCGATGACGCAAAAGCCCAACCAGAGTTCTTACGACGCGTGGTTCCAAAAGAACAAGTACACCCCTGAGGTTGATGAGTTTTTGAACTGGGAAGGGCAACCCGAAGTCACAGGTAGTCTGGATCAGCGCTACCTCGCTTGGGCAAAAGAAACCGGTCGCCAGCCAGAACAAGTGCCGCAAGATATCATTGAGCTGAAGCCGGTTGAGAACGCTTTCAACAGCGAGCGTGCCCGTGAGTACATGAAGCGCGACCCAGCGTACAAAGAGAAGATCACCGACTCGGTGCTCAAGTTTTTGAATGCTGGCGAGTGGGGTATGGTGAAAGACCTGCACCATTACGACATCGTTGATCTACGTGATCCTTCTAGCGTGCAGAAAGCGCTCAAGGACGTGTTAGATTATGACCTGCCGCATGAGCGAACAGACAAGTTCAACTACGCTGTCAACTTTAATCCTGATGCTCCGCGCTTCATGGATGAGAGACAATTCCGCAGCTTCGTTGATCCTAACTTCGGCAAAGAGGGTTTTGCTGCGGGCGGCTCAGTGTCGTACAACCCGACTCGAATTGAAGAGATTATGAACAGCATCAATACCCCACGCGGCTACGCCGAAGGTGGTAGCGTGTCAGCGTACGACTCCGGTCGCGTAGATGCGATCGTTAACCAGTTTATGTGAGGTAAGCAATGGCTACTAAAAGATTAGAAGATGACATGCCTGAAGGCGAGACGGTCGAACTAGAGGACGTTGACAACGAGGTAGAAGACACCGAAGACGGCGGGGCAATCATTCGTGAGAAGAATGAAGTTGACCACGCGACTAAGCTCGCCCATTTTGCCAACATCGTCGACGAGGTCGATCAAGACCTGCTCAAGACCGCCATTAGCGACCTTGTAGAAAAGATCGGCAACGACAAAGAGGCACGTGAGAAGCGCGACAAGCAGTACGAGGAGGGCTTGCGTCGTACGGGCTTAGGTGACGATGCACCAGGAGGCGCTCAGTTCACCGGAGCAAACAAGGTCGTTCATCCGATGCTCGTTGAAGCGTGCGTGGACTTCTCTGCCCGCTTCATGAAAGAAGTCTTCCCGCCCAATGGTCCCGTAAAGAGTAAGATCCTAGGCGAGAAAGACAAGTCCAAGGTTCAGAAAGCTCAGCGTAAAGCGGACTTCATGAACTGGCAGACGACTGAGCAGATGGTCGAGTTCCGTGGCGAGCTTGAGCAGTTGAGCACGCAGCTCCCGCTCGGCGGCGGTCAGTACATGAAGTTCATGTGGAACCCGCTGCACCGCCGCCCCTGTGCTGAGTTCATCGCTATTGATGACATCTACCTGCCGTTCGCGGCGACCAACTTCTACACCGCCGAGCGTAAGACGCACGTGCAGTACATCACGAAGTTTGAGTACGAGCGCCGCGTCAAGTCAGGCATGTACCGCGACGTTGACTTGGGTATGCCGGAAGATCCCGAGTTCAGCAAGTCCACTCAGGCTAACGACAAGATTGAGGGACGCAAAGACCTGAGCTACAACGAAGACGGCTTGCGTACGATCTTTGAAGTTTACACGTACCTCGACTTCGGAGATGGTCCCGAGCCTTACATTCTGAGCATTGACAAGACGACCAACCTCGGTTTGGGCTTGTACCGTAACTGGGAAGCTGATGACCCGCGCCAGCTTGAGCTAGATTGGATTGTAGAGTTCCCGTTTGTGCCTTGGCGCGGCGCGTACCCTATCGGTCTGACGCATATGATTGGCGGCTTGAGCGGTGCAGCCACCGGCGCACTCCGCGCCCTGCTTGACTCGGCTCACATTCAGAACGTCCCCACGCTGTTGAAGCTCAAAGGAGGACCAGGAGGCCAGACGCTGAACGTCCAGCCGACAGAAGTTGTTGAGATGGAGGGCGGGGCGCTCATCGATGACGTGCGCAAGTTGGCAATGCCACTCCCGTTCAACGGTCCCAGCCCCACGCTGTTTCAACTCTTGGGCTTCCTAGTAGAAGCGGGCAAGGGTGTGGTGCAAACCTCGTTTGAGAAGCTGTCTGACCAGAACCCTAACCAGCCTGTAGGCACAACCATGGCGCTCATTGAGCAGGGTATGGTGGTGTTCTCCTCAATTCACAGCCGGTTGCATGGCTCGATGGCGCGTTGCTTCAAGATTTTGCACCGCATCAACAGCGCATACTTGACGACTGAGGACATTGAGGCGCAATTAGCGGGTCTTGAGATTGATCCGTCTGACTTTGACGGTCCGATGGACATCATTCCTGTCAGCGACCCCGCAATTTTCAGCGAAACCCAGCGTTTTGCGCAAACTCAGGCAATTATGCAGCGTGCGCAAGCCCTGCCGCAGATGTATGATGCGCGAAAAGTAGAAGAAATGTTCCTCCGCAACATGAAAGTGCCTGCAAATGAGGTGCTACAGCCGTTGCCAGGAAGCGAGGACATGGATCCGGTGAGCGAGAACGTCGCAGCCGCCATGGGTCGCCCAGTTTATGTGCTTCCGTCGCAAGACCACATGGCGCACTTGATGACGCACATCCCGTTCTTGAAGTCTCCGCTGTTCGGGTCAAACCCCGCTATTGCAAAGACGTTTTTGTACCCGATCGCCACACATTTACGTGATCACCTGCTCAATTACTACCTCGTCGAAGCGCATAACGCCGTGGACAAGGCGCAGCGTGAGGAGTTGATCCCTGAAGAAGCTGAAGATCAGGTCAAAGTCATCTTAGAAGTGCAGAAGTTCATCGAGAATCAACTCGGTGGCTTCGCTCAAGAGTTGGCACAGCTGGATCAAGCCGCTCAGCAGTTCAAGCCCCAGCCACCTATGCCGCCTGACCGAGCTATGGAAGTTGCACAGCTCAATGCTCAGGTGCAAGGTCAAGCGTTGCAGCAGCGTATGCAAGTTGATCAAGCTAAATTGCAAATCGAGCAGCAGAAGATGCAGTCGCAGCAACAGCTTGAAGCGGCTAAATTGGCAGCTGAGCAAAGAACCGACTCTGAGCGTATGCAAGCCGAGCAGATGAAACAAGAAGCCGAAAACCAGCGCACCGCCGCCGACCTTGAGACTCGCGAGCGCATGAACACGGCTGACAACGATACTGCGAAACTCCTAGCCGCTGCCGAAATGGCCACGGGCGAGAAGGTCGCGTATAGCACCGGAACCGGCATTAACCCTAACCCTTGAGGAAAACATCATGAGCGATAAACCTACTCCTGGCACAGTCCCTATG